GGTGCGAGCAGTCATCCAATCGACAATGTCCTTGCTCGGCAGGTTCTGCTCGACAAACTCGAGGTTCGGCGTCACCTTGACTTCGTCCGGGTTCGCGCCAAGCCACTCAGCGCCGATCTTGAGCAGGTTCTCGAGCGCCGCAGCACCTGTCTTGGCGAGCTGGTTGAGGGTTGCAGTCTGCGCCGACAGGCGTGTGGTCAACGCATCGCCGCTCTCTTGCTTGCCAGCGCTTGGAGCGATCATCTGCCCGGACTTGGTTTCGGCATGCTTGCGGTCAGCTGCCAGCGCTTCCCGCTGTTCGGACAGCCCTTCGCTACCGACGCCGATGTACTTGGCGTCTCCGCCTAGGTTCATGTCCAAGCGAGCACCAGCGCCCACTCGGACACCGTCGCTCGTTGCAGCACCAGCCTCGACCGCACCGCTGTCGGGGTCAATGATGCCACCAATCGTGACAAGCGTGTCTTGCCCCTGCATGAACAACGTCTGACGGTAGTCGGCCTCGCCACGATAGATCGTCATGCACAGACGCGCGAGCCCCAGCAACGGTGGCAGGTCCGGTGACGACACGATGTCTTTGCTGTTGATGAACACGAACGGGATCTGCTCGAGCGCCTTGCCGCGCAGCACCGGGGGCGTCATAGACGTCACGTCCAGATCCGAGCCGCCCTTCTCGCGGACGAGAACTTGCTTGTAGACGCGGGGCTGCTCAGGCCACACGGTGACCACAGCATCCGGGTTCGGTTGTCCCTCGACTGCCGGTTGCAGCGGCTCCAGCTTCAGGATGCGATGCTTCTCCACGTCGCGCCAACTGAAGTCCGGAAGGCGCTCAGGGCCGGTTTCATTCAGCACAACCAGCTCCAGCGAGTTCACGCCTTCCTGGTCGTTGCTGTCGTCCCAATTGAGCACGCTCTCCGTCGAGTACAGCGCCACATAGGGCATTGGCGCGCCCGGGTCCGGGTTTCGGGGCATGTCGAGCAACAGGCCGATCCTGCCGGTCGTCAGCTGCTCAACGTTGATGCGACGGAGCAGCGCTTGCATCGTCTCGCCCGAGTTCGTCGCCTTTTCCAGCAGCGGCTCCATGACTGCAGGCAGCTCGATCTGCGCAGGCTTCTTGTGCATCATGCCGACATAGTATTCCACGGCCTCGCGCACGTAGTCCGGGAACACTGCTCGCAACTTGTAGGCCTGATAAGCCTTCTCGCCCGGCGCGTTGACATTGTTCGTGCCCTGCCCGTCCAGGATCTGCCCAGGCGTTGCCGGCAGGTACGTGACACCCTTCGACTTGACGACCTTCTCGCCCCCGTAGGCATCTCGCAGCAGATTCCAGTCGTCGATGAAGGCGTCGTAGCTGGGGTGAGTGCTGTTGATTGCCATGGCGCGTGTCTTTCAGGTTGTTCCGATTGTCTTGCCGCTCTTGGAACGCTCGAGGACGCTCAGTACCTTGTACCGAACTTCGTCACCGATGTGATCTTCGGCATCGCTGTCGACGTCGTCCGGATCCTTCTCGTCCCGTGGCAGGATGGGAAAGAGATCCATGAACATGGTGCAAGTGTTGAAGGCGAAGAGACCGGGTCGCTCACGCGGCACCCGTACAGGTGAACCATCCGCCGCCATGACGTAGACAGGCAGCGCGTCCTTGAGCATCTTGCGAATGCGCTCCCAGCCGTTCTTCCGGCTTCCAGGTGACTTGTTCGACCGAATCCAATTGACGCCTTTGTAGGACTTGCCCTTGACCTTGACAGCACGCGCCATGTCGGCTGCGATGCTGTTGCCGTTCTCTACGTCCCAGATGCTGTTATCGGCAGGGCCGGGCCGGACGCGACCGTGCAACCCGAGCGCAAGCTCGCGCTCCACTATACCGGCGGCCACGTCGTTTGCCAACATACGGAGACCCTGATTAGCCTTGCCGTTCCATCCGTACCATTCAGCAATGCGGAACAGGTCGCCTCGGACTGTGCTGCGGTACGTGCCGTCGGGCATCTTCACATCGCTGCCATCGCTCTCGGCCCACCAGCCCACGCTGAACGGTGCGCTGCTGCCCCAGTCGAACGAGCGATCAATGCGCCACGAGTCCGGGATCTCAAACGGCGCGACAACATGGGTATGCGAGTCCCACATATCGTCGAACATGCCGCCCGCAATGATGTCCCAACTTCCGCCGAGCCACGCCTTGCGCTTGTTGACATCTGTGATCGTTTCCAGTTCCGCAACGTACTCGGGACTGAGGTATTTGTTCTCGCGGTAGCTGCCGAAGATGTGGACTTGCGTTTTGACCACATCCTCGCGGCGCTGTGTTCGCGGGTTGAATACGTTCACAACGCGACGGACAATCTTGCCTGGAGGTGCAACGTTGATGAAACGCTTCTTCACCCAATTATGACCGACTCCGTGCGGGTTGCAGGTCACAAACACTTCGAGCGGCATCTCGGGGATGCGGTACTCCATGGCACGCGAGCTGCGGCGGTCAATGAACTTGACCTGTCCGGTCTTGTTGAACAGGTCGCCGTCAATGATCAGCGGGTTCGCATCGGGAAGGAAGCTGGAACGGTTGCACGACATCATCATATCGAACAAGACGTCGTTCGGGTACTTCGTCAGCTCGTTCCAGCCAATGAACGGGAACTCCTGACCGTGATAGCCCCAATAATCGCTCTCCTTCTTGATCGCGCGGAACAGAAGCTCTTCGCCTGTAGTCCAGACCCAGCGATAGTCGCTCTTGCTGCTTAGGAACCGTGCACCGTCTCCGAACTCCGGAAACCAGCGCATCGACTTGGACACCAAGTCGTCGAGGTTCTTGTACTCGCGGTCAAAGATGATGCCGCGCCAGTGCCTGCCGTATCCTTGGCCGACACGCCGACGGAACCGCATGAGCTGCCCGTCGGTCTTGCCCGGGCCGCGCGTTCCGTGGTGGATGATGATGTGCGCTGGGCAGCTCTGCGCCAAGGTCTGAGACCCTGGCAACGGTTCCCATACGACGCGGGGCCCTGGTGGGCGCAGTGTCGGCGGAGACAGCTCAGTGGATGTCACTGCGAGCCGTCTCTGCCAGCTTCTGCTGCGACGCCATGGCGGTACGCTCCCAGTCGTCGAGCGAAGCAATCGCCGGGACCATCATGACCCCGCCACGGTGTTCAATGTCCTGCTTGATGCGCGTGGGCGCGTCCATGCCGTACAAGCTCATCAGCTTGCTCAGCGCTGCAACAGCAGCGGAAGGAGGCGCAAAGTGATCGTGAGCAATGTGCATGAGGCGCTCACGGATGCGACGCTTGTCGTACTCCTCGCGGTCAGCTTCGTCGACGTTCTTGTGCTTCAGCTCTTCAATCTTGCGAGCCACGTATGACTCTTGCATGAAGCGTTCGGCGTACTCCTTCGCGAACGAACTGCTGAAGCCCACACGACGCGCAGCGCGGACGGGGCTGTAGTCGACAAGATACTCTTCGACGAAGCGATCGCGCACTGCGCGCTCTTGCTCCGTCAACTCCGGTTCCATCGCGACCCATGTCTGCGAGTTCCAGGAGCTCGAATGGGAACTCATGTTCCGACTCCTCACGTAGAGATAAGACGCGGGTCATCCCGCGTCAGTCGGACTATGGTACGCGACGCTCTAGTTCGATGTGTTCGGCTTGCCGGCGTTCGCGCGGGCCAGCTGCTCGCTCTTGCGAGCGCTGCCGTCACTGCTGCCCATCCAGTAGTCGCGCACACCGTTCCAGCCCGCGATCACCATCAGCGTGATCACCGCGCCTTTAAGCTCGGCGGTCAGCGATTCCCATTTCAGCAGAACGAAGGCGCCGCTGAAGATCACGAACAGGAACGACAGCAGATGGATGAACTTGAACTTGAGCCAACTGGTCTCGAAGAACAGCGGTTCGCTGGCATTGAACACCCGCGCAGAGTCGACACTGGCCTGGTCCATTGCGAGCAGCCGCTCGATCACCGGGATCAACTGGTCCACGCTGCCCAGGGACGCCGATTCGGTGCGCTCCAGCATCTCAGATGACGACGTCACCGCTGCAACGGCCTGCACCGGGTTGTCCAGCCCGCTGACCGCCTTGGCAGCTTCGATCACACCCGTTGCAACCTGTTCAGCGACTTGCGGGTTGTCGACTGTCTTCTCCATCACCTTCGTCAGCTTCTCCTTCGCCAAAGGCGTGAAGGCTTCGATCAGCGTGGTGGCAAGCGGCACGAGCAGCGGGATCGGGATCATTGGTGACTCCTGTGGAGGTTCGGGTTGTGTCGGAGCTGTGGTGATCGGCGTCGCCTTCATTGCGTCGTTATAGAACGCAAGGGCACTCGAAAGCTTCTGTGTCGGTTGTCCGTATGGACTGCCAGGCAGGCTCGCCCATTCGTTCTTGCAGAGGTCGATGGCCTTTTCGACTTGCCCGTTGACCACAGCATCCAGCGCCTTCCGTCGCCAGATCAGGAACAACGCTGCGAGGTCCTGTGACGGAGGCGAAAAGTCCTTCAGCCCCAGCGTCGCCACGCATTCGTCCCAGGTTCGCGCCAAGAACTGGAAAGCACCCGCTGCCGTGCTGGTGATCGGCTTGCCGCCTAGCGTTCGCGTTATCGGCTTGCGCGGGTGCGCTGTGTAGCTGTTGAACAGCTCCCCGCCGAACATGGTGCGATAACCGTTGTCACCCAGCGTGCCCTCGCCCTTGCGGATGAGCTGGAAGAATGCCTGCACCTGCGGCAGCGTCACGAGTTGAGACAACTCGTCGCGGAGCTTCTGGTTCACTTACTCTCCTCGCGGGCGTCGAGCACGCCAAGCTCGACCGTCGTGGTCCACAGGATGTGGCACGAGAACTCTTGGTAGAAGTGAAGCGTCTTTCGAGCTCCACCAATCACACGCCATGGGCCGAACTTCTGCGGGAACGGGCTCGCCGACCATGTCAAGTGACGTGTCGGTGAGCTGCTGTCGATCAGGAAGTTCTGCCCAATAGCGTCACGTGCGCGGGGCGGGGGCTTGTACGTGCAATTCCGCACCTTCGTCACGTACCCGGAAAGGACGACATCGTCGCCTTCAATCTTCCAGTCTGTGACCCGCCAGTTGACCTGCGGAGGGATGTACGTCTGTTCGAACCAGACCGCTACAGGGGTGACAACCAGCGCTCCGAAGACGACGCTTATGCCACAAAGCAAGCCGACGACGGCCCCAAAGAGAGCTGCCCGCTTCAACGCTGCCGTGCCTCGAGCAAGCGGAGCCGGGACTCCAGTTCCTTCATTTCCTCGCGCTTGACGTAACTGTTCTGCATCGCTCTGAAGTCCGCTCGCATTTCGATCACTTGGGCAGTCAAGACTTCGAGCTGGGTCTGCTGCACAGCCTTCGACCGATTGTCGTTGTAGAAGTAGTTGGCGGCGAACATCAGAGCCCCCGTGATCACGGAGATCAGGATGGTCTGAATGTGGCGCGCCATATTCGCTGACGAGCGCCTTTCTTGCGCCGGGATGGGTTCAGTTGAGCTCATGGCGGCTTGATGTGTGTAGAGCGCACACTGTACAGGCTACCGACTCCGAGCATGGTAACTGTCCAAGCTCGGTCCAGCGAGTTCGAGCATACGTAACAGCGCGAGCGCAGCCTCCCTCTTAACGACTTGTTCGCTATATCCCGACTGCCTGCATGTAGCCACGACGATGCGAACCAGCTCTACGGCTTCGCGATACGTGACAGGACTGTGCTCAATCCAGTTGGAATGCAACCGGACAGCCCAGGCCACTATGGCCGCATCAGTCACCAGGAGGAAGCTCGATCATCTCCCGGGTGAGCTGCATCAGGCGCCCGGTGTGGTCAAGGCGCTGGTCGAGGAGCTCGTGGAGCTCCATGCGAAACTTGTCAGCCTCCTGCCCTTGTCGTAGGAAGACTGCGCTGTCGTACAGCTTGCACGTAGCGTCGAAACGCATCGTGATGCCAGCAAGCGCTGCGGCAGCCAGTTGGCACTGTCGTTGCTTCTCTTGTTGACTAGACACGAGGGTATTCTCCGTTCATGAGCTTGCGCTCGACCCAGCTTTCGAACCAGCTCAGGAAGTCGGCCCAGCTCACTTCCACTCGCGCGGATATGGCTGCCGACTGCGCGAACCCTTGCACGGGTTCATTCAGCGTCGGCAAGCTGAGCGAGGCGTACATGACCACACTCCAGCTCTGATGATTCTGCCGATACACCAGCACCGGGAACTCCCTGTTCCGACCCGCCGCTGCGACACATTGCGTCCACCATGTGTTGACTGAAAGCTGCTCCTGCCGCTTCACCTCGATCGCCAGCCCGTAGACGTGGCTCAGGTCGCTCCCGCCGACGGCTGACTGGTTCTGGTTGCGCTGGACGCCCTTCTCGCAAGCCTTGATGACTTCCGGGCTCCACTGGTGCTTCTGCAGCACGCGGATGATCACCTCGTTCAGCGCCCGGGCAACCTGTCGCTCCCCCTCCGCGCCCTTCGTTCGGATGTTGATTCCCATCGATTGCCTTCCTCTTCTTGACTGCGGGGTACAGCCGCTCGCGCGGCATTCGGGTGTAGTAACGAACCATGTCGACTGACATGCCGTATTTCTTCGCGAGGTCAGGGCAGCTGACCCCGCGCTCACGCTCGAGTCGCATTTCGGCGGCTAGCCGAGCGCGTGCTGCGATCTTGCGATGATAAGCCTGTCCCTTGACAGCCTTCTGGATGTCGTGCTGTGCAACCTTCCAGGCTGACTCGGGAATCTCGAAGGTCCTGACTTTATGCTGCTCGGGACCGTTGCAGCGGTACGTCCGGCGCGTCACGACCATGTTCTCGCGCTCGACAGCTTCGAAGAGCCAAAGGTTTTCGAGCTTGGCCCCGCAGTGGCACAGCATCACAGCACGACTCATGAAAGAGGCTCGCTACAGGCCGAGATCGCTGGTGTCGCCGGGGTAGTACCGACGCGGAGCCGATCGCCCGCTGTGCCGGCGGCTAGCCGGCAGCACGGAGCACCGTCAATTCGGTGGCCTCGCCGACAGGTATCTTGCCCTCGGCTTGCATCTCCTGCCACCGTTGCAGGGGGTCGATCGCTTCCTTGACGTCGCGTTCGATATCCTTGCCCGCACCGCGTCCACCGGCCACGAGCAGCTTCTTGACTGCATGGGCGATGCACGGGTCGGTGACGTTGAAGAGCGTAAGCACTCGATAGACATCGATGTACTCCAAGCCTTCAACGCTCTTGAAGTAGTGCGGGTGACGCTGACGCGGAGGAGGGGTAGCGCTCATGTGCGCAGTGTATGGCCGCATGGTCAGAGCCCCGACAGTTGATTCAACGCGCGCTCGTCCAGGGTGTCGTCATTGACCACAATGGTCACAGTCGCATTCGGCATCAGGGTTCTCCTTCAGTTCGCGTTCATACCGCTCGAGCAGCTCCTCGGCTAGCGCTCGCGCTAGGCCCTCGACAGAGGGACTAGCCAGCGCAGCCTTGATGCTGACAATCTGTGAGCGCAGCCAGGCGCTATGAGAGGACGGGGCGTCCACGCTGCGCCTCGGGCAACAG